CCAGACTCACCAACTACGAGTCCTTTCAGAAGTGTCAATAAGAACTTCGAGACGTCATCTTGATCCTTACGAAGGAATGGGTTATCAGAGTCTGTCATATATCCCAACAGCATCAGCAGAGCATTACCAACTCGTGTTGCGGTGTTGGCATGCGTCTTCCGTTCATCCCGAATCTGTTCGAGAAGCTGTCTGATTGCTGCGATATTTTGTGCCATCTCTTTTTTTTATGCAAATATAGTCAATTGCTCCATCAGCCGAAAATACTAGAAGCGTCCGATTGTGGCGCTTACATCCGTACCGGAGGAACCCACCACCTTACCGTTGCCGAACATAGCGTGTACCACATTAGACATTGTGCCAAGATAGGCATTCCCGTACAGCTGTATCTCCACCTCTGTCAGCACATGGATACTCGACAGATACTTAGATGTAAACCAGTCACGCTTCTTTCTGGGCTTTCCCATCTTATGAGCTTTACGATAGCTTTTGCCCAGGAAGCGCAGTCCATTCTCATCATCAACACCACTATTACCACGGCGATATCCATTACCGACACCACGGGCAACATAGATGCCATATAGTAGGAATTCATGCACGATACTAATCTGGTCTGACACAGGCAGCACCCGATACGACAAGGAACTGGCGAGACTTCCAGTATTGAGGATTCTCAGTCTGAGAATTTTTTCTCGCCAGATGTCAACCATCATCTTTGCCCATTCACGCTCGTATGCTCTAACATCATCCGTAGAGACCGGGCGTCTGATTTTACGTCCATTGCTCATCGTTGTAAACTAAATCTTGTGGTTCTTGGGTAAAGAGTGTAAAGTGCAGCCCTGTCAATCCAGATAAGAAATATCTTCCGAGTTCCTGATTAGGGATGGACTCCGTATCAAAGAACATCATCTTCTCTTCATACTCATATTTATCGTGAATAATCTTGGAGACGAACTGGAAGAACAGTTCCCGACAGGTAGAGAGTTCCTGTTCTCGATCCTGCATATCGAGGTAGTTATATGCCGAGAGGATAAAGACGGTAAACGCTCGTTTACGGAAGAAGCCTTGTGCGCCATCCCCCGACGATAGATTACCCGTTGTGGTATCTGTAACAGCCACGAATCTGTCCTCATCACGATATTTCTCAAGCAGACCTTCAAGATCATCAGGTCCTGAGATGGTTATCGGCTTGAATCCCTTCGAGATTGCCAACTTGTTATGCAACGTCATCGAATAGAAATAAGCGATGGCGTCAAAACCGTGATTTTCCATATCTCTTGTTTATTTCGTCCGCTTCTCTGGCAAGCGCATCGAGTTCGTCAAGCGCCATCCACGTATCTGTTTCTTCCAAGATATACCGCTGTTTCGTTACATCTCCCTTCGTCAGGAGTCGTATCTGTGCCAGCATACTATCTCTCATGCTTTCTTGCGTGATTTCCGCACCATCTTCCGATTTCTTCAAGAAATGGGGATGGAAACGAGAAAGCAACAGCTTGACAGCACCATACCAGAGGAACGCGCCAAAGAGTTCCTCTTCCTTAAACTCTGGTGACTCGCCCTGGCATTGATAGAGTATCTCAGCAATCTTCTGCAGAGCGTCCATCGCTCTTGTCTGCAGGAATCCCTGGTAGTAATTCTCAAGCTGCAGATAGAGTCCGAACGGCAGTTCTGTGAGTTCGAAATCGTATGCTTTATGCCCTGCAGCTTCTTCGATTCTCACATTCATTTCCTCACTATGGCAGAGGAAATCAAGTGGGGCAACGAGTTCTGGGAGCAGTTCTGGGTTAAGGTTGAATGTCTGTTTACCCTTACGGCAGAGCCACCCGGCATCGGTACGATGATAGACCTCGATACCAGCGAAATGCAGAAAGGCAGCGACACGCACCCGATTCTGCCAGTCTGGTGTGTCGCCGTAGATCCAAAGCAAGCGGATGACATAGCGCAGATCATCTTGCGAAAGTTCTATCCACTTGGTCGGAACTGTCACCACCACGCGGTCACATAAAAAAGAACGTTGGGTCATCTTGCTTATTTTCATATCTATTACGGTGTCTTTTTTTATAAAGTCTGGAAGCCTTATACTCTGGGAAGTCATCAATATTACGCTCCAACACATCCATGATGTCATCGAGATGCCTTCGGGGAATGTACGGGTTTCCCACAGCCTGTCGATCGTTGTTATAGGATATGAAAACGCCAAAGAACACCAGTGCTTTGTTGACAACAATCTTGTCCGCTCCCGTACATGTGTTGCTACGATAGCGTTCCATCAGCACACCGAGGTATTCAAAAGAGATCGTTTCGCGCAAATAACGCTGGGCTTCCAAAGCGAGATTCTGCGCCTTTTGCCAGTTCAGCCACGTAAGCTGCATCGATGTCAGAAGCTGCAGATGCTGTGGACGGAAGAAGAAAGTCCTGATGCGTATCTCAGCTTGTGGTGTAAGCGCCCACCCCTCAACATTACGCATCCATTCCACGATGGCATCTATCGCGTTCAGCTCTTCTATATTGATTTCCTCTATGAGGGCCTCGACGCGTGCCTTACTGGCTGGAGCCATACTCTCTGTCGAGACGATACCGAAGCCGGTTGCCGTAAGTACGAGGTCGAGCGACCTGCAGGTTCTGACGAAAGCCTCAAGACAGACCACGCGGATAATCTGTTGCTTGACCGTCTCATCAGCTTCTGCTTGTTCTGCATAGAGTGGTGAAAGTACGCTCTCCACGACCTTACGATATGAAAAAGCAAACATCTCTTTCAACCTATCATAGACGCTGGTGTTCCTGTCGGGCATCTTTGCTGCAGGAACATGTTGTTCAAACACCTTTTTTGTTATTTCAGCCTTTATGTCCATTGTTTTGTCCTCCATTATTTGTTGAAACTTGTTTGGCATCTGTATTCTGGTCAAGTGTTGTGAGCAGAATCATCGGCATATCAGGATATACCTTATCATCCCATCCGTTGTAGTAAATCACGAGATTGTGTGCCACCATCATCATATCGTGAGGCATGGTTTCCAGCGCTTGCTTCATGGTGAAGAGTTCTCGCTTGTCTGAACCTGAATTGTTCATCTGGCTCTTTCCAGGCGTTGCTCCTGCGAGATTAGGGTGCACATTATCCGAGTAAGCCAGAACGTTGCTGACCTCTGCCACATCATCATTATACTCGTTGCCTGCCTTGGTGGTATCGATGACGTTGACCTTGATATCATGCAGCTCATGGCCATCCAGATTGGTGGAGAATCCCGACCACATCATCTTATCGCTATTTTTGGATCCTGCAAGGTTGTCGCGCAATTTGGCAAGGAATTCGTCCCTCATTGCCTCAAATGCTTCAGATCCGTTCATGGCGATACCTTTCTCACGTGCCAGGTTCTCCCAGAACCGGTCGTTAATCTCCACATGATAGCGGATGCTCTGTCCATTCTTCAGCTTAGCCTTTTTAGCTGCTGTCAGATAGCCATAGATATCATACCATCCGTCACGAAGTGTTGCACTCCAATAAGGTATGGGGTAGTAGGAAGCGCCTGGTGTCGGCATGCGACAGACGATGGCGAACTTGGTCTGAGACATCGGAGATTTGCGGAAAACCCCAAGATCATCTCTCTCCTTACCAGTTCGCGCCAGCAGATCGCCCAGCGGATCATACTCATCGAGCAGAGGAATGACCTCGACTGTCGATGGACTGTTATCGTCCTTCCAGTCCGCATACAGGATGTTTTTCACCCTGCCATACACGTCGGCTTGCTCAAAGCGGACATGGCATGCGTCTTTATGCACGATGCGCACAATCTTGCTACGGTCTCTCGACAGAATGACTACTGAGACGCAGAAGAAGTAATACTTCAGGTCTGTAATCTGTTCGGCAAAGAAGCGCTTCATGTTGTTGCGCATGAGAAACCGCTTGATGTTCTTGTCGGCTGTAGGCATGGGGTGTTTACTGCCTCGTGTGGAAAGATCCATATATTCGATGCCACGGCTATAGCAGGTCAACACGTTGAAAAACTTGTCTTGCGACAAAACTGAATTACGCTCAACCATATCATTCAGCTTATAGGGAAGCTGGTTGTCGTTACCCCAGGCAACAACATTATAAGAATTATTGCCTACAGATACTGGTATGACAGAATCTTTCTCTGGGCTGGAGTATGCCGTTGATGTAATTGAATCCGACGCCACATCAACAGGGCGTTGGACATTAAAAAAGTGTTCGCTCATATATATACTGGATGTCCGTTAATACTAAATATCAGCACATCACGCACCTTGCGGAATTGCTTACTTACTGGATTAAAAAAATCATGGGTGCCTCTTCGCCAATGTGAGCTTTGCACAAACCATCCGTCATAATGGTCAATCACACCTTTGGCTGTCAAGGCTGTTACCCACACACGCTCTCGTTTGCGCTGGCACTCGTCAAGAAACAACTGTACGTCCTTGAGAGAAATGGCACTCTTTACCTGTTGTTTCATTCGAAGGTGCTGTCAAAAGTGTTATCAAATACTCGTCCAGCATGGGCCACCTGCATCACATTATGGATGCGCTGCGCATAGGAATAGACAAACTCAAAGGATGGCATATTGTCGTTGGCATTAGATATTTCGCTCTTGCTATCGCTAATCACCACGTTCTTGCCTCGATGGCCGTCCACCCACAAGCAGACCTCTTCTGCTCGGAAGAGTTCATCTGCCCAGTCTGCTTCTGCCTCATTCAGATAGCCTGTATTCGCCGTAAACTCTCTATTCTCCACGATGGAGTAGTTGCGCAGCTTGGCTATAAACCGCGCTGTCTCTCTGTTATATTTCGATTCCTTCTTATGGAGTCCGTTGCAGTAGATAAACTCTTCGCAGCCAAACGAGTTGGTAAAGAGCAGTACGGGCGATGGAGGCATGCGGTCAAGTTGCTGATCGAGCAGATAGGTCTGGCTGCGCTGGCCTGCCGATACCGTATAGGTCAGCAGTTCGCAGCCTACCAAGTCAAACATCGATGCCACGACATCTGGACTCACGTCAAACTGCGACACATGGCCACTGGTGGTCGAAGCTGCCACGGTTCTGCTCTTGCTGACGGTCTTACCCGTTGCTATCATCAGGAGCAGGACATCAATCGTGACTTCGGCTGCGCCATAGGCATAGAGGCGCTCTTCACGTATCATCGTGGTACGCTTTTCTCCATTGAGCGTAGTGAGGAAGTGACTGTTCAGAAAGTCGGAAGCCGATGTTCCTACATCAGCCATCGAGAAGAGAATAGTGACTGGCGAGATGCTCACCTTGCCTGAATCGTCTGTAAACGAACATTCCAGCTGCACCTCGAGATACTTTTTCGCATAGAGGCCAACCATCGAGGAGAGGTCACAGAGTACCACCTTGCCATCGATAGCCGGATACATCGTCTCTTCGAGCAGATTGATACGCTCGCCCTCACAGATTAAGTCGAGAATCAAAGTGCCGTTTGTTGCGTTAGAACCAAACACGATATCTGCAACATCAGAAGAGAAGCAGAGTTGTGACGGTTGTGATAATAGTGTTGCCATGCTGTATAGAATTTGACATCGCAAAGATATATATAATAATAGTACCCCGAAAATACCAAAAAAGATACGGCGACCATCACTGGCCACCGCACCGGTGTTCGGGAAAAAAGAATAGATATATTAGTACTATAACTTTTCGGGTAATTCAGGAGCAGGCCCATGACTCTTATGGTACCATACAAGACGGTCATCCTGCTTGGCAAGACCCCAGCCCTGCTCCATCAAGCACACGGTCACTTCTGTCGGCAAGGCATAGTACGTATCCGAGAGCAGATCACAGATGTCCATCGAGGTGTAACGGCCACTGTCTGTATTCGGGTTCAGCAGAACAGCGAGCAGATTCTTCAAAATTTCGTTCTTATCCATTTTCGAGTTCATTTAATTGTTTCAAATTAGAGGAAATCCGTCTCATATCGACCAGCATGTCCGTCAAGACTTGCGCACAAGAGCAACGTTTTGGTTCCAGCAAGTCATCATCATGCAACATGCTGTTCATGGCCAGAAACACCGCATCCGCATAAACATCCATGTCGCTGGCAAAGATTGGTGCTTGCACACCTGCCATCAGCGCATCCCAGTTATTATCTGTATTACTCATGGTTGGTCTCCTTTCCGTCTGTCTGTTTCTCACTCTTGTTGCCACAACCCAAGACTGCCACCAGCGACAGGTCGCCACCCATCTCACGATATTGCAGAAAATAGGCTGAGCGCTCATTCTGCAAGTCCTGCATGACAAGGCGATGGCTCGACTTGATGCAGCTCAGCTCCATGTTATAG